TCTTACTGAGTTTATCATCTGTATTTTTTTACAAATATAAAAAAAAGAGGGAATATTTCACCCTCTTTTTATGCTTTTTGTTTTACGATTCAAAGAATGTCTCCAGCATCCTCAATGAATCCAACCCCTCATCGCTTTGTAGGTATTGCCCTGCAAAGAAGTATGGGTCTGTATTGTATGGGATTGAACACATCTTCTTCTTATTTGTCGGTGTATTAAACCATATTTCTCTACCATTATTTCTAATGGCCAATAATTTCTCTTCAAAGAACGATCTGATTTTAGCTTGGTATTTAAGCTCAGGGTCATTGAACGCTTGTAAAAAATCACGAGGATTACTTTTAGCAAATACCAATATATCACGCTTTAGCTCAGCAGTTGTTATGGTGGTAGGGTCTTTACCAAAAAGTACCCTTGTCATCATTTCAAGTTGTTCAAGAGATAAACTTCTTGCTTGTATTAAAGCATCTACCTCCATGTTTAAATCTTCAACTTGATGTATTGCATCTTTTTCTTTGTCAACCTCTTCAAATATTTTACCATTCATTGGATGGTAATATAAAAACTGTTGAAGAACTGGATTTGTTTTTGGTACAATCAAAAGACCATCTTCAAACACAATTGGTTCAAGCATTGCATTCCCATCTTGTTCATCCTCAAATGGAGATTTTTGATTAGAAGCATATCTCAATACTCTATTAACATTATTTTTTTCATCAAACCACATAAGCGGAAAGCTTGGGTGATTTCTTGATGCTAATGTGTAGGACAATGGTGTTCCTCTTTTTAACCGATATACTTTATCGGCATACTTTTTCTCTGACATATTATTTAATTTAATTAGATTTTAAAAAAGGGAGGTACCATAAAGATACCCCCAAAGGCTACGCACAAGATTTGTTATCCGTATCTGAATAGAAAGAAGTTGTTAGCACCAAGAGTACAAACGCAACGCTCAGAAAGGAAGTTTACTTCCATTGCATCCAAGTCGCTGGTAACAGCACCGCCGGCAGAACCTGTAATCCAAGTTTTGTAACGACGGTCTTCTGATTCGGTTGCACGGTAACGGACGTGTAGGAATGGACGCTTAGCATTTTTGCCCATAATCTGGTCATAAACTGAAGTAGAACCGGCAGGAACTAAAAGACCTGTGATTGTACCAGTAGCATTAGCACCTGTTGAAAGACCACCACGCATAGTTGGGTCATTCAAGTATTTCCAGTCTGACTTGTAAAAGTCATAACCACGGCGGAAACCTGAGAAACCAAGATTCAAAGCCATAGTTACGTCATTGTCAAACAGACCGTATGATGCACCGTAAGAAGGAGTTGCAGGAGCAGCAGTAGAAGCACCGTTAAGACCTGCGAGCATACCATCAATGTCAAAGCTCAATCTACGGTTGCAGAATACTACGTTTTCTTCAATAGCACCCTGTTTGTCCAAACGCTGTACGATTGAATCCCAATCAGCAAGTGAAGTAGGAGTACCACCACCCCATACATTACCACGATCTTCAACTACATAGAAAATACCTTCAGACCCATCAGCTATGGCAGCATTGGCTACGTTTTGCATTGGAACAGCTTCAATCATAGCAGTTTCCATGTAGTCCTCAAAGCGGAGACGAGTTTCATGCTCGGATTTCAAGTACCAAAGGTATCCAGTAGCGCCATTCTCAGTTGTTACTTCAACCCAACCAATTTGAGCCATGTCAGAGCCACTTACAGCGTATCTGTCTTTTAGGATAATTGGTTTGTTAGAGAAGATTTCATCTTCTGATTCCAAAGACCCAACCATACCGGTTGTACCTTTCTTGAACTCAGAACCATAAATAAATACAGTAAATGTATTACCAGCGCCTACAACAGCTTGTCCACCAGCATCATAGTAAGCTACAGTAAATGTCAAACCAGTTGCAGAAGTAACAATTGCTTTGTTAGAAAAACCTGCTGAGTTTTCTTGAATGAATACTGTTTGACCAACACGGATAGCAGCTGTGGTAGCTCCTAAATCAGTAACAGTAAACACAGCTGTTGGGTCACCTTGAGCGGCAGGAGTTGTACAAGCTGCATATTTGATATGCAAACGACCTTGCTCGGCCCATTTGATTTGGTCAGAGTTAGAAGGCATCTCAGCACCTACAAGACGAAGGAATGAAGAGATAGTACGATTACCATAACGCTCAAATTCTTTCTCGTAAGTATCAGGAAGATACTGATTCAAGAAATCGAAGTTGGTGATATAGTTTTGTTGTAAAGCTAACTTCTCAGCTGATGGTTGCAACTGATAAGTAGGGTTGTTCAATAAAGCCATTTTTTAATAATTTAATGTTTTACAATCTTTTTGCACTTCGGATTTTTAAGTTTCTTCCATGGTCAGGATTAATCTCTTTAACCTGAAAACCATCATTACCCTTGGTTGTCTCATTTGCCTTACGCTCAGACATATTTATGTTTTTAGTCTTACGCATAAAGTCATCTGCTGCATCCGCTGCACCTTGCTCGTAAAAATACTTTGCAAAACGCTCAGGGTTCATTGCAACCGCTAACGCCTTGTGGTATCCTGCTGCGTCTTTTATCATCCCTGAATCATCCAAGAACTTCCCGATAAAGCTTGAGGGATTAGAGTGTAACCTCTTCAACTCAGCAGCATCTCCAGGATTGAAAACAAGCTTTCTGTTATTGACATTGAACTCAAAACCTTTGAACCCTGAGTCAAAAACCTCATTAGTCTTATTCTCAAACCATTGACGTTTGCGATTATTTTCTTCCTCGTAAGTTTTAGCATTTCTGATATACTCACGATATGCTTCAAACTCTTCTTTCTCTTGTTGAGAAACACCTGCCGTACTTGACTCAAGGGGCGTTTTATATTTCTCCTTCTGAGTGTTGAAGAATTTTTTAGCTTCATTTACAGCTTTCTTCCTTGCGATTTTCGCTTTCTTTATGAAAGACTCATCGTCAAGGTCTTCGTCATATCTGTACTCATCCATCATCATGTCAACGTCATCTTCGTCGAGACCTTCTTGGGTTGATAACAGATAATCCTTTAAAAGCTGTTCTTCCGGCATTGAGTCGAAATCTTTGTTCAACTTGAGAAAGTCTTCAAACCCTCTGCCTGTTTCTTTTCTATATTTCATGTAAGCAGCCACATCCTCCGGCATATCCTCAGCGGTATTACGCTCGGACATAAGCTCATCGAATGAGTTGATCTGCTTATTATCTCTCTTACCTATATATGAAAGAACGTCTTCTTCTTTTAACTCGAACTCCTGAGAAGGTGGTTCAGGTATTTGAATATCCTGTGGAGCATCTTTAAATTGTTGCTCGTGCTTCTCTAAAAGTTCTTGTTCTACCTCCTGAACACTTTTCGGTTCAGAAGTTTCAACTAATTTTACTGATTTAAATTCCATTTGAGTTGATTTTATTTGTGCAAAAATATAAAATAAATATTAGATTCATACTATCTTGGGTTAAATTCTGCTAAATCAAAGCCATCGAGACTGTCCTCATTGGACTCAAAGTTTACCGGTGGCAAGTTATTCTTCCTCTGATTTATCAGCTTTGACTGCTGTGTATTCTGAATACTGATGCGTTTGTTCTTCTCCTCCTCTTTATTCTTCTCGCGCATAGCAAGTGTACCATACTGCATCTCGTGTAGCTTAACACTGTATTGGAACTCCTCTGCCATAAGCTTAGACTTGATACCTGCCTCAAACTCCATCTTCTTCATTTGCATCTCCATCTCTGTCTGTATAACCTGAGCTTTTGCCTGTGCCTCCAATTGTATCTTCTGCACTGCTGTTTGTGCTGCCATTTGCTGAGATTGTAGTTGCTGCTGTGACACCATTGCCTGCTTTTGCATCTGCATTTTCTCCATACGCTCTGCGTTCTTTATACGCTTGACTTTGAGCAATTGGTTGGCGAGTTTGAGGTTTTTAAGTTCTCGAATATCGATAGCATCCTCAAGGTTAATATCGCCTTTCGATAAGGCAATTTGGATATTAGCTTCAAGTTGCGCTTTTTGCTCTTCGTCCGGAGACACTTCCACGAATATACCAAAGTCATATAGATAAAGGTCTTTAATGTCATTAAGAATCGACACGTTGTATCTGCCGATTCTTGTAGCGAAGTCCTCTTTGAAGTCAGCATACTCTAAAATGTCGGCAACCCTATATGTCAAAGCCTCGGCTAATGTACGGTAGATGTACAGACCACTCTCTAAGATATGCCTTGTGGCTGTGTTTGAGTTGAGTGCTGCAAGCTTCTGCAATCCTACCAATGAGTTAGGGTCAGGCGTTGAGCCATCTCTTGCCTCATTAAGACCTGTTACTGTGCGTATCATGTCCATATAGTGCTGGTAGTTGGCCAATAGCATCTGTGTCTTTGACGCTCCTGAGTTTGAGGTAAGCTGCGTAATTGGCACTCTTGCATTATTGAAGTCACCATCTTGGGTGAAGCTCCTGCCGATAACACTACCTGTTTGGAAGTATAGCCTTAGTGCATCCTCTGGATTATATGCGTTTCCGGTACCAAGGTCAACCTCGTTAAGGCCGTCAGCGTCAATAAATACACCATCAGGTACTACTCTATTGATGACCTGCTGTAGCTTTAAGTGAGTGATTTGGATAAGGTCAGCGAATGGTATCATCCTGCGAACCAAGCTCTCAATAACACCCTTGTACATTCTTGGCGCACAAGCCACATACATTGGTATAGCGTGTTGAGCTGTTGACTTAGGACGTACCATATTCTCTGCCATCTCCCACTTGAGTAGATAGTTGGTACCCATAACCATAACACCTTCGTACCATACGTCAATGGTCTTCTCAACCTTCTCGAAGCCACCTTCCTCCATCATCTCTGCCGGAGGGTTAAAACTATCATCTTTTGGGATCATCTTGAACCCACCGCCCTCTACTGACTTCTTTTTATAAACAACTCGCTTGGTTGTCTTGTAATTAAAATATAGCAGAGTGCAAGTATCTTTAT